TCATCTCCCTCATTGCCCGTGATGAGTCACAACATCTTGTATTGACTCAGAATATTCTAAACAAATGGAAAGAAGGTGATGATCCTGATATGAAGAAGATTGCCAAGGAACAAGAACCTTGGTTTATTGAGCAGTTCCAGAACTGTGTCAATCAAGAAAAGTCTTGGGCCGACTATCTGTTTAAAGATGGTTCCATGATTGGTTTGAATGATAAGTTGCTCAGCAAGTATGTTGAGTGGGTTGCAAATAGAAGGATGAGAGCTGTTGGTCTGAAACCCATCTATGATGTTGCCGTGAAGAATAATCCTCTTCCTTGGACGGAACATTGGTTGTCTTCTAAGGGTCTTCAAGTTGCTCCTCAGGAAACTGAGGTTGAATCCTATATCGTTGGTGGTATCAAGCAAGACGTTAGTTCTTCAATGTTCAGCGACTTCAAACTATAAATACCTCCGTATAGGTATCTTACTTAAGATGGATCTTTATAGAGGAATGGATCAACTTCAAGAGTTGTCGAAGTTGTACATGGAAATGAAAAATCCTCCTGCTCAAACTACAGAAGAGGTTGAGCAGGTTGATGAAAAGGCAAAGGAACCCTATGCCATTGGCATGGCAGCTGCCATGAAATCTACAGGCGATAAACCTCCTTTAGAAAAGAGCACCATTACCAAGGCACATAAGATTGCCAAGAAGATTATTGCTAAGGAAGAGGCTGAGAAAGAAGAGGTAGAGAAAGACGAAAAGGATGAAGGCGGTAAGCATAAAGAATACAAACACGCCAAAGGTAAAGAAGAGAAGGGTGAGAAGAAAACTGAAAAGGAAATGAAAGAAGGCATCGACTTCAAGGGTGCTGCTCGTGAGCAAGCTCGCCGTGATGCTGAGCAAGAGAAAAAGGACAAGAAAGTTCCTACTAACAAAGAGCGTCGTTTGGCGATGGGTCGTTTCCGTCCTGGTGCTTCTTCCGCTGAACGTGCTGAAGGTGGTCGTGACGCTCTGAAGCAAAAGGGTAAAGTTCCCACCAAGGGTGGCAAACCCATGTTCGATAACTTCGAGATCATGGTCGATTACTTGGTTGCTGAAGGTCAAGTAAACGATACGAGAGAAGCAGTTTATTTTCTCTCTGGCGCTCCTCAGGAGTTCCTTGAAGACGTTCTGGCATTCGCTGAGCACAGAATGATGTTCATGGCATACCTGGTCGAAACAGGACATTGTGCAGACCTCACAGAGGCAGCCGCTGTTTATGCAGAAAGTGATCCTGAGTTGGTTAGTGATGTCATCGAAAGCATTATCGCAGAGTAATTATCCAAATCCTTGGATATATAATGGAGAAGTTTTTGACTCTGATCAAATTGGAGATTACTTCGGTTTTGTTTATCTGATTACCAATAAGTCGAATACTCGACGTTATATTGGTAGAAAGTATTTCTGGTCGTTTAGAACACCTCCTGGTAAAAAACGGAAGGCTAAACAAGAATCTGACTGGAAAAAATACTACGGATCTTGTCCAGAGTTAAAAGAAGATCTCAAGATATTTGGTAAAGAATCTTTTACCCGAGAGATCTTGAGTCTTCACTTGACAAAAGGTCAATGCAACTACGAGGAGACTAAGCAGTTATTCTTGAATGATGTTTTAGTCGAATCTCTTGACACAGGATTCCCGAGGTACTATAATAGCAACATACTCGGGCGCTACATGCGTAAAGATTATTATGGATCCTTTGGAGCAAGCAGTTGCTGACACTTATCATTGGGCTAAACTCAGAGTTGATCAACTTCTGATGGAAGAAAAGTATCAGGAAGCTAGCGACCTGTACGAAGAATTCCGAGAGTGGTTAGTTGAGACTGATGCTGATCACGAGATCATTTATGTTTGATATATAATCTACGAGAGGTGAAAATCTAATGAAAATTTTTCTTGATTCTGCTGATTCATTAGCAATTATTAAAAGATATGCAACTGGATTGATTGATGGAGTAACTACAAATCCATCTCTGATTGCAAAAACCCCCTATACAAAAGCAATTGATGTCATCTTGAATATCACTGACGGATGTTCAGAATTAGAAAGCGTTTCTATTGAAGTTCATCCAAGTGCTGCCAATGACCCAGGAGCAATGCTCAATGAGGCGTTAGATTATCGAGCTCATAAAGCAATAACTACAAAACTTCCTTGCACTCCAGCTGGCCTTCAAGTGTGTAGAGAGTTAAAAGAGCGTGGGCAGAAGACTAACATCACTTTAGTATTCTCAGTTGCTCAAGCAATTCTTGCAGCAAAGGCTGGTGCAACTTATGTTTCTCCTTTTGTTGGTCGCACTGATGACAACTCTTATGACGGTCTGAAATTAGTTAGAGACATTGCTGCTGTTTACAGAGAGCATATGGTAACAACACAAATCTTGGCTGCTTCTGTTCGTAGTGTATCGCAAGTTTCTGAATTGTTTGCTGCTGGAGCAGACATTGTTACAATGCCAATCGAGATCTTTGATAAAATGTATGATCATGTTTTAACCAGAGAAGGTCTTGCTCAGTTTGAAAAAGACGCTGCTAAACTTAAGGGGTAAATCCCCTTTTTGCCTCTGTAGCTCAGTGGTAGAGCAGCGGTTTTGTAAACCGCTGGTCGCAAGTTCGAATCTTGTCGGGGGCTTTACACATCAAATAATATGAAAGTAACTAACTATAACAAAGAAAACGAATTTCCTTTTATTCTCATTGATGATGTGTTTACTGATCATGAACTCAATGGTATATGGCAAGAGTTGGAATTTTATTCCTACCCTGAAAAATTAAGACCTCCCGAAGAAACTGGATCCTCTATGGATCAATATGGTAATCTATTGAAAAACAATCGAGGTCTTTCTCTTGATACTTTATATAAAGAGAATAGGATAGTTTCGAACATATTGTCGATTAATAGAAAAGTAATCACCGATAATACTATTATCCCAAATCACCCTAATTGGTGGTTTAAGAATTTATACGCAGACAAGGATTATACATTATTGTCTTATTATGAAGATGGTGACTATTATAAACCACATCAAGATATAGCTCTGGTGACTTGTTTGTTTTGGTTTTGGAAAGAACCTAAAAAATTTAAAGGAGGTAATTTATTCTTTCCTGATTTTAATATTGAGATTGAAGTAAAAAATAATAGAGGTATTATTTTTCCTGGTATGGTATGGCACTCTGTAGAATCTATTGAAATGGAAGAAGAAGATAGAGGTAAAGGTCTTGGTAGATGGTGTATGACGCAGTTTCTTCTCCCAAATACATGGGTCAACCCTTGACAGACAAGTAAGAACAGGTTATAATAAGCAGGTAAGCAAATGACTCAGTAGCTCAGTTGGATAGAGCAACTGCCTTCTAAGCAGTCGGTCGCTGGTTCGAGTCCAGCCTGAGTCGCCTTGCGGGTGTAGTGTAGCGGTAACACGCCATCCTTCCAAGTTGGAATCACGGGTTCGATCCCCGTCACCCGCTTCCTCATATTAGAGGTTAAACCATGAAAATAAATTTATGGTATTGTAGTGTTATGAATCAGTGGAGGTGGACATTAACTGATGATCGCCGCCCTGTTTGTAGACAAGAATCAGGTCAAAGACCAGATTTAAGAGATGCAATGAATGACGTTGCAATTACAGTAGAATATATTCTACAACAATCCAATCCTTCTTAGCACAGTTGGTAGTTGCGCTGGACTGTTAATCCGGATGTCGCTGGTTCGAGCCCAGCAGGAGGAGTTTGGGAGATTGGCGCAGTGGTAGCGCAGCTGCTTTACACGCAGACGGTCGTTGGTTCGAATCCGACATTTCCCATAATTGTTTAAGTTGAATGATCAAAAATGTTATCTGCAAGATGCAAGGTATGCAATAAAGAATTGCATAGTACCGCAAAGGTACAGTGTTGCGGCTGTCCAAATCAAATGATGGTAGTTGATGATAAAGTCGGTGCCGTAGACTTATCTGAAGTTTTGTTACTAAACACTGAAGAAAAAATTAAGAAAAGTGGATTGTTGTCAAATGCTGACCTAAAATACCAAGAGGAACGCCGAAAAAGGCAAGTACGAAAACTCAACTACGAGGTTCGCTGATGATCAACCTGCACCAACGTTACAATCATTATCTTAACACGGGCAAAAAACATGACCGTGTTGGTGAGAGAGTGGTTAGTTATGGGTGGCGCGATAATGGTAAAGATATTATTGGATATTACGTTATTACAGAGAACTGGGTATTGAATTATGATATGCGAGGCCAGTTTATCGGGAAAGACAGAAGAGAAACTGTCTACCCACTTGACTCAGAAACCGTATCTGCGGTATAATACATAGGTAAACAAGCAAACCGATGACCCTTTCAGAAAAGTTCAAGAAGCACATGGCAATCTTGCGGGATACCGTAGATGGTCGTTATGTTCTAGACATGCAGAATCCTAAACTTTATAAAAAAGTTTGTAAGTATCTGTCTGAAAATGGACTTGAATTCTCTGGTGATCCTTATGATGACTATGAGATGTTCCTTGATCAACTTGCACTTGAACTCAACGTTGAGGAGACTGTCGAACAGTGAAAACTCAAGTCTTTCATGAGCGTTTTCCCTACCGTTATGTTACTGTAGGGACACTTGAGATTAACGGTAAACCCGATTACCGCATTCAAAAGTTCAATGAGTGGACAAAGCGATATTGTGACATGTATCTGTGTGACAATGGTATGCAATTTGAGACGGCTATGGAAGACTTTGAGTACACTAAATGGTTAGATCCTGATTGTGTACCTTGTTACATTAAAGATGATGAAAGTTATTGATAATTTTCTTTCAAAACCTGACTTTGAAAAAATACAAAGTCAGATGTTGAGTAATTCTTTCCCTTGGTTTTATAATGAAAACGTTTCTGAACCAAGGGAAAGAACCTCAATAGAGAAAGAAATGTTTCAGTTCTTTCATCCTTTTTATTATTACTGGGAGTGGTGTTCTAACTATAAATCATTAGTAATGCCAGTTCTTGAACAGTTAAATGTTTTAACTCCTTTAAGGATTAAAGCCAATCTAACGTTTAAGATGAGTGATAACTACGAAACAGGTTATCATTATGATTATTCTGATGGATGTATACCAAAATTTAATATTGCTCTTTTATATTTGACCACTACTAATGGGCCAACTAAATTTGAGAATGGAGATGTGTGTGATTGTGTAGAGAATAGATTAGTTTTATTTGATAATACAATCAAGCACACTGGAGTTATGGCAACAGATTCAAAACGAAGAGTTGTAATTAACTTCAATTACATAGACACGGATGGTCTATAACAGTACTGGTGGAGTCATCCTCATTATGCCCGTCACGGATGGACGTTAACAGCACTGGTCGGGATGGGTCTTCAACCCCTCGGAGTTTCCTGCTTCTCTCAAAAGCAGGTGGTGCGGATGGGGCAACCCCGCCTGGTTTCTTGTTTCCAGTCAAAGAACAAGTGGCGAGCCTGCAACTTCAGAACTACGAGGCGGTTGACAACAACCGCCTTTTTTGGTATTATACATAAGAAGAAACCATTTATTATTAGATGACTGCTTACACTAAAAAGGCACTGGTTCTGGGTGCTGGTGGATTTATTGGGTCACACATGGTCAAGCGACTGCGATCTGAAGGGTACTGGGTGCGTGGTGTAGATCTTAAGTATCCTGAATTTTCTAAACACGAAGCAAACGAATTTGTTCTTGGCGATCTTCGTGATGTAGATTTTGTTCGACGTGTCCTTGAATATAAAGGAGATCGTGGTAATTTTTATCACTCCGTTCCTTATCGTTACATTCAGCCTTTCGATGAGATCTATCAGTTTGCTGCTGACATGGGTGGAGCAGGTTTCGTCTTTAGTGGCGAAAACGATGCTGATATCATGCACAACTCTGCTACTATTAATCTGAACGTTCTTGAAGAGCAACGTAAGATGAATGAGCGAGTTGGAAAGAACTCTACTAAGATCTTTTACTCTGGTTCTGCTTGCATGTATCCTGAGCATAACCAACTTGATCCTGACAATCCTAACTGCCGTGAAGAATCTGCATACCCCGCTAATCCTGATAGCGAATATGGATGGGAAAAACTCTTCTCCGAGAGACTTTATTTTGCCTATAATCGTAATTATGGCATCCCTGTCCGCGTTGCTAGGTATCACAATATCTTTGGCCCTGAAGGCACCTGGGACGGTGGAAGAGAAAAAGCTCCTGCAGCAATCTGCCGAAAGGTTGCCTACCTCCCTCAGACAGGTGGATCCATCGAGGTGTGGGGAGACGGCTTACAAACTCGTTCCTTCCTGTTCATTGATGAATGCATCGAAGCAACGCGGCGAATGATGGATAGTGACTTCATGGGCCCTGTGAATATTGGTTCTGAAGAGATGGTGACTATCAATCAACTGGTAGAGACTGCCGCCAAGGTGTCTGGTAAAGTTGTTCAGAAGAACTACAAACTCGATGCTCCTCTTGGTGTTCGCGGCCGCAACTCCAACAATGATCTCATCCGTGAGAAACTTGGTTGGGACTACTCTCAGACTCTGGAAGAGGGTATTCGCAAGACTTATGCATGGATTAGTGAGCAGATCAATGCAAAAACTGAGGCTTAATCTTGTAGGTGATACCTTTACTCATCTCACTGGTGGAAACAAAGGATACTCTGTCCATGGTAAAGTTTCCGAACATATTGAGTGGGTAAAGGATGGTGGAGAGGGTACATTCTACATTGATAGTACCCTTCCCTGGGCGTGGATTGAACCTAAACCAGGCCCAAAGTATGCTTGGTTGTTAGAATCTAAGTATATTACCCCTCAGATTGTGGACTCTGTGAAGATGAATCCACAAAAATATATTGATGCGTTTGATCTGATCTTCACTCACAACCAAGAACTTCTGAATCTTCATCCAAAATTTAAGTGGGTTCCCGCCCAAGGATTCTGGATTAAAGAACCAAAGATCTATGAGAAATCTAAACTGATCTCGATGATCTCTTCTAATAAGAGAATGTGTCAAGGTCATATCGATCGTCTCCAGTGGGTAGAAGCAATCGGTGATCAAGTTGATCTTTATGGTAGAGGATTCCACGAAATTGAATTCAAGGAAGAAGGTCTATGTGATTATATGTTCTCAGTAGCCATTGAGAATGGACAGTATCCAACATACTTCACAGAAAAACTTCTCGATTGTTTCGCAACTGGCACTATTCCTGTTTATCTTGGTGCTCCTGACATTGGAAAGTATTTCAACATGGACGGAATCATTACCCTGTCGGAAGAATTTGTAGTCAGCGAAGACCTGTATAAATCAAAAGAAGAAGCAATCAAAGATAATCTAGAGATTGCTAAAACAATGGAAGTTCTTGAAGACTTTATTTACACTACTTACTTGAAATAACAATGGGACAGATTAATCATCCTGTACAACTGAATAAATTGATCGAAGAATATGGCATCAAAAACTATGTGGAGACTGGTGTTGGTGATGGAACCAGCATGGACATTGTTCTATTCACTGAACAGGTTGATAATCTGTATGGAATCGAGCTTGACAAAGAACTTTATTCCAATCTAAAGATTGCATACAAAGTTGCTTCGGATATGGTTCACCTCTATCAAGGTTACACTGTCGATAAGATGTCCGAAGTCATGGCAGATGTAGATGAAAAACCTACTCTGTTCTGGTTAGATGCTCACTTCCCTGGTGCTGATTACAAGGGAGAAAGTTATGGTATTGAGAAAGATGATACCAAGCGTCTTCCTATGGAAACCGAACTTCGTATCATGGCTGAGAAGAGAGATCTTTCTAAAGATGTAATCATCATGGATGATCTTCGCATCTATGTTCATCGCGACTTTGAAGGTGGTTGTTGGGAAGGTAGAATTGAATATGGCGGCGATGGATATGACTTTGTAGAGGAGATCATTGGGGAAACTCATATCCTTGTTGAGCATCTCTCTGATCAGGGATACCTGCTTGCATTCCCAATTGGTTCATCTGAAGAACAAATTCGTTCGGTGCTGCGAGTATGAACCTAGTTGTTCTTCAACAAGGAGGATTGGGGGACATCTTCTTCATTCAGAAACTTCTTAAAGAGTTTCATAAAAAGCATGAAGTGTATCATCCAGTCACGAAAGAGATGTGGGATGCTGGTTGTTGTCAACTGAAGACTCCAGTCAACACTGGTTGGAATCTTCAGATTCCCAGAACAGATGTATTTGCATATGATTGTAGCAATCAACCATTACCAAATGGTTCTGCTGATATCATGACTTCTAAGTATGCTGGTGCAAATCTTGATTGGTCTGACTGGGCTCAATACTTTTCTTATGAGAGGGACTATGAAAGAGAGTATGATCTCTTCAACAAACTAGGATTGAATGATGGGCAACCATACATCTTTGCTAACTCCTGGTACAGTTTCAGGAAACCTCATCATGGTGTTCAACTAACCATTCCTGAGGATTATGATGGTAAGGTAATTTGGATGGATCCAAACCTGACAGAGAGAGTGTTTGACTGGTGCTCTGTCATCGAGAATGCAGAACAAATTCACATCGTTGATACTTGCCTAAATTATATTATAGACACGTTGAGCATTCAGGCTGACACACTTATTTGTCATCCAAGACACTACAAAAATACTGAAGAGTGTGTTGGGAAATTATTCAGTGCTCCTTGGCAATGGGTAGATTATGATCGATGGTTGTGGCGTGAAAAAGTACCTCAGGAATTAGAATGAAAACAGCACTGATTTACCAACCATGTGGTTTGGGAGATATATTATTCCTTCAGAAGGTTGCGTACACTCTGAAGGAAGCAGACTATGAAGTCTGGTGGCCTGTGGTTCATGAGTTCAAGTGGTTATCTGAATACATTCCAGACTTTAACTTTGTCTCATGGAATGATGATGATAGTCCAGTAAACGGAAGCACACAACCTGTTCCTGAGTCTTGTCAGTTTCCGTATAGAGAAGAGTACGTTCATGGTGCTCCATCTAAAATTACTGATGAATTATTTTTCTTCCAAGGATTTGGTGATTACAAACCTATCATGGCTGGAAAGTATGATCATGTGGGTCTTGATTGGTCTGATTGGAGAAACTATATTCTCTTCAATCGCAATCATGAAAAAGAAGACGAACTCTATTACAAAGTTTTAGGTCTTAACGATGATAGTACATATGTCCTAGTAAATCGTTATTGGTGCACTAGACCAAAGATTGAAATCTGTGATAGAATATCTGTTAACCCAGATGATTATGGTGGTGCTCAAGTGGTAGAAACCAGACACATTCCTGGTTACACTTTGTTTGATTGGTGCAAAGTCATTGAGAAAGCAAGTGGATATAACTTTATTGAGACTGCATGGAACTACTTGTTTGAGAGTCCTCATCTGTTTGATAAAGTAAAAGACAAACCAATGCTCTTACACCACAGATGGGGTAACTGGTCAGAGGTACAATATTTGTTCAATCTTCCTTGGAAATACTTATGATTCAAACTATCAATTATCGTGGAGTAGATTATCCCGCATTTCAAACTATTGGTAACGCCTCTCAGTTTGCGATTCCATTCGCGCAACAAGTTTGTTCTGGTGTTGGGTATGATGTGGGGTGTATGAAACAGGAATGGGCTTTTCCTGGTGCTCGTGCTGTTGACCTTGATTTTCCTGATGACTATCATGCTCTGAATCTTCCTGAGGAAGAACCTGATTATATTTTTTCTAGTCATTGTCTCGAACATACTGATGACTGGATTGAAGTCATGGATTATTGGTATGAGAGACTGAAAGAGGGTGGAACTTTATTCTTATATCTTCCAGATTTTAGTCAAATGTATTGGAGACCGTGGAATAATCGTAAGCACAAACATGCCTTCACCTCTGGAATTATTAGAGCATACATGATTGATCGTGGATATAAAAATGTATTTGTTTCTCAAACTGATCTGAACAATTCATTCATGGCCATGGGAGAAAAGTAATGGGTAAGGTTGTATTTACCAACGGATGTTTCGACATTCTTCATCAAGGTCACTATGCTCTGTTTGAATATTGTAGAGAGTTAGCTGGAGAAGATGGCAAGGTTATTCTTGCACTTGATACTGATGAAAGAATTCGTCAAACAAAGGGAACTTATGTTCTTGGAAATGAAGATCCAATGAACCATGCTAGAAGACCTTACAACAATGAGATTGAACGTCAAATTAATCTCACCCCACCACGGAAAAATCCTTTGAATAATGAACCGTTTGCAGACATTATTAGGTTTTTTAGTACAGACGAAGATTTAGTTAGACTTGTTGAACAAGTTAAACCTGATATAATGGTCAAGGGAACTGATTGGGAAGGTAAACACATTATCGGTAGTGAACATGCAAAAGAAGTCAAGTTCTTTAGGATTGTCGGAAATTTTTCAACGACTCGAATCCTTAAAAATATTGCTGATTGGGGAGAGATGCCAGGATGAGTATCATTACGGGACGGTGAACAGGATTAGTCCTGAGGCACCTGTTCCCGTATTTGATTATGAACGTACCGAGGTTAAACCTGGTATGGCTGGCAACGTTTATCATAACCTTCTTTCGTTTGGGTGTGAAGTTGATTTCATAACAAACGATGAAGGTGATTTTATTAAGAGGAGATTCGTTGATTCTAGATTAAGTCAACAACTTCTTCGTGAGGATATCGGTCATGGCGTAGATGCTTTACCAATCTCTAGCATACCTGATCTTTCTAAGTATGATGCTATTGTTTTTTCAGACTATGCGAAAGGACTGATTAGTTGGGACTTCGCAAATAAAGTGTGCAGGCAGACAAAATCTCCCATCTTTGTTGATTCTAAACAAATTGATTTGTCCTGCTATCCCAACTCTGTGATTAAAATCAATCAAAAAGAAATTGATCAAGGCCCTTGTTTTGCTCAACCCTATGAATTGATTATCACGAAAGCAAAGGATGGTGCGGTATGGAGAGATCGTGAGTATAAAGCACCGCCAGTAAGTGTCTATGATGTTAGTGGAGCTGGAGATGTATTTCATGCTACTCTGTCAGTCATAACAACAGTAACTGGAAATCTTGAGACTGGAATTAAGTGTGCTGTTAAACTAGCAACAAAGTCTGTAGAACACGTCGGAACTTATTGTATAACTAAAGAAGATATCATGGAGGTGTTAAGTGAAAGTTTTGAACTTTCTGAGGCCTGAGAACGGTCTAACAGAAGATCCCCTTTATTATTTGGGATTTGAAAAGTATGAAGAGGTTGCTAGAGATTGTTATCTCTTCATGGCTGACTTCTATGGTGATCTTTATTCTGGAAGGTACGATGATAAGGAGAAGGTTGTTCTTACATTAGAAGAACCTAACTTCTGTGTTGCTGGTGGTGACAAGGAAAGACTGCATGAAGTAGCGGATAAAATTCTCACCATCTGTCCGTACACTGCAGAACTATTTGATAATAGAGAGTTTGTTTTCTTTCCTTTCGGTGAGGATTGGATTCCTCCTTCAATGGAAAAGACCATTGATGTTTCTTACTTCGGTAGTTTCCCTAAGGCTATTCCTTGGGAAAGTTATATGAGGAACGTAGTTTCCAAATATGACTTTAGGTTTGGGCATTATAGTATGGGCAATGTTCCTCGTTGTTCTTACAGAGATAAGATGATAATGCTTGCTCAAAGTAAGGTTGCGATTGTGCACGGTCTGTGTAATATCAATCCAGAAACTGAAGAGCGTTATCTTAATTTCCCTAAAGGTAGAGAGAATAAAGCATTCAGTCACCTGAAAGATGGTATTGCACCTCAGATTAAATCTAGAATGTTTGAGGCCGCATTCTCTAAGTGTGTAATTCTTTGTCAAAGAGATCCTTGGAATCCAATTGAGTACTTCTTTGAACCAGAGAAAGAATTCATTTACTTCTCTGATGAAGCAGACTTGGAAAAGAAACTGGATCACATCATTAATAACTTCTCTGAATTTGACAACATGAGAGAATCCGCTTATAATAGGGCAGTGGAAAACTATACAACCAAGTCCTTCGTAAAAAATTATCTTCTGTGATGTCTAAAAAGTTTGTTGTAACTACAACGATCAATCCAGTCCAAGAAGCCACTGCACGTTATGCTGCAATGCGCGATTGGACTTTGATTGTTGTTGGAGATAAAAAAACTCCTCATAAAGAGTATGAAGATCTGAATTGCATTTATCTGCATCCAGATTATCAGCATTCAGAGTATCGTCTTGTAAGCGATGCTATTGGATGGGGTTCTATTCAACGTCGCAACATTGGTTTCCTTGAAGCATATAAACTTGGAGCCGAAGTTGTAGCAACCGTTGATGATGATAACATTCCATATGTTGACTGGGGTAAAGATCTATTGGTTGGAAAGACCGTAGAGTGTGATCTTTGGGAACCAGAGGCAGATGTCTTTGATCCTCTGTCAGTGACTAATAGTAATAGTGTATGGCATAGGGGATATCCAATTGAACTTGTTCCTGAGCGACATAGAGTTCAGTATAAAGGAAAGACACTGCGTAAAGTTCTGGTGCAAGCAGATTTGTGGGATGGTGATCCTGACATCGATGCCATGGCTAGACTATCTCAGAAACCATGTGTTAAGTTTGATGAGATCACTGGGCCTTATTGTTCAAATAAAATCTCTCCGTTTAACAGTCAGAACACTTTCTTGCATAGAGATGTTCTTCCTTTCTATGCAGTGCTTCCTCACATTGGTAGAATGGATGATATCTGGGGATCTTATATCCTTCAGTATTTGATTCCCAATTGCGTTGTCTATAACAAAGCATCTGTTTATCAGGACAGAAATGTTCAAGATCTTGTTACTAATCTTGAGAATGAGATCATTGGTTATCGTTTGACTTATAAGATGTTGCATGATATGGATCACTACGGTGAGTATCTGACTGACCATGCAAAGATGTTCTGGTTCCAATATAGGAAGGCTTATGAAAACCTATGTGATTGATATTGACGGAACTATTTGTAATAATACTTTCGGTGACTACGAAAGCGCAATTCCTTTTGAGGATCGGATTGCACATCTAAATAAATTATACGACGAGGGCAACACTATCATATATCTCACCGCCAGAGGTATGGGTAGACATAAAAACTCTCGTATGCTGGCACATCAGAACTTCTTTGACCTTACATATAACCAGTTACAGTCTTGGGGTTGTAAGTTTCATGAATTACATTTGGGTAAACCAGCAGGAGATGTATATGTAGACGACAAAGGAGTGTTTTCAGATGAGTTTTTCGTGCATGAAAAATAAGGCCGCCGAACCAATTAAGGTTGTCTCTAAAGGATGGGGACACGAGAAGTGGATTGTAAATTGCCCAGAGTATTGTGGCAAACTCCTTTACTTTATCAAGGGTAAAAAGTGCTCCTGGCACTACCATGAAAAGAAAGATGAAGTATTCTATGTTCACTCTGGTAGACTTGTTGTATACTATAGTGAAGATGATGATTTTGGATCTGCGGCTAGACTTGAACTAAATCCTGGTGATAAGTTTCATGTTCCTACTGGTCTCAGACACCAGATGAAAGCACTGGAAGACACCGTTATGTTTGAGTTTTCTACGGAACACTTTGATGAAGACAGTTACAGAGTTAACAAGGGGGATTGATGACACTTTCATATAATGCTTTAGGATCTAACGGGCGACTTGGTAATCAAATGTTTCAGTATGCAGCCCTTCGTGGCATTGCTGCATATCATGGATATGATTTTTTAGTTCCCCCTGATGACAATTATGGTAGATCTAACTATGGTCTATTTGATTGTTTCAAAATGACTGGTGTTGAGAGAAAGAATAAAGGATACTTCAACACTCCGAGAAATCTAGCTACTGGTCAGTTTCATTTCAGTGAAGACTTTATGAAGTCTTGCCCTGATGATTCTAACCTGCATGACTACTTTCAATCTGAGAAGTGGTTTAAGCATATTGAAGATGTTATTCGTGAAGATTATACTTTTATCGATGACATTCTTGAATCATGTCAAGAAGTAATTGCCGAGTTTCATAATCCAATCTTTATGCATGTGAGACGGGGAGATTATATTAATCAACCTCAGTATCACCCCTTTACTGGAATTGAATACTATCAAAGAGCAAGAATGTTCTTCCCAGAAGATGTTCAAGTCTTAGTATTCTCTGATGATCTTGAGTGGTGCAGACATCAAGAATTTTTCCAAGGAGATGAATATTTCATCTCTGATTTTGATACTAGATATACACAGACAGCAGATACAAATGATGGGCCTGAGCAATCTCTTGTTCCTTATTATGATCTCTGTATGATGTCTCTATGTAAGGGTGGAGTCATCGCCAACAGTTCTATGAGTTGGTGGGGAGCCTGGTTAATTAAAGATCCAGAGTATCCTATCGTTGCTCCTAAGAGATGGTTTGGTGAGGCATATGCCGATTATGACATGAGTGATTTGCTCCCAGAAAAATGGATTGAGGTTTGATGGATTTAACGTATATCATGCCGGTCAGGATTGAATCCGCTGACCGCTTAAGGAATGTAATTACATCTGTAACGTATCTTCTGAAGACCTTACCTGATGCAAAGGTAATCGTCAAAGAAGTGGATAAGGAAAGTGTATTTGCTCAGCAAGCACTTCCTGTCATTGAAAAGTATGTTGATAAGACCAAAGCAAATCTTCTTCATGTATTTGAGAAGAGTGACTCTGATCTATTTCATAAGACTCGCATTCTCAATGACCTGATTGAGATGGCTCCTACAAACATCATCTGCAGTCATGATGTTGATGTGGTTTATCCGCTCAAGAGTCACATCATGGCATATGAAGTGATTAAGAGTGGGAATTGTGATGTCGTCTATCCCTATGGATGTGGAGTCTATCAATATCAGGTTACATATCCACAGAACATCTATGAGAAGTTCATAGCAAGTGATTTTGATATTAGGGTCTTTGAGAATCACATGCGTACAGAGTCCTCTACAATTGGGTGGACTCAGTTCTACCGTAGAAAGACTGCTATTCAAGCAGGTTGGTGGAACGAAAACTTCTTGTCTTGGGGTGCTGAGGACTGTGAGTTCTACTATAGAATGAACGCTCTTGGGTATAAGGTAAGTAGAGTTGAAGGGCCTATCTGGCACTTAGAGCATGGTAGAACTCATAACTCTCACTACCACAATCCTAAGTTCATGGAGAACCATCAGTTGTGGCAACACATTCGTACATGGGATAAAGATCAACTGCTGAAGTATTATCGCAGTCAAGCATATGTGAAACAGAGGTTTGAGAAAAATGTTAGCCGTTAATTATCTTGGGAAACTTGGTCGTCTGGGTAACCAGATGTTCCAGTATGCCGCACTGAGAGGCATCGCTCATAATCGTGGTTATGACTTTGGTATTCCTCCTTCGACAGGTGAGGATGAATGGAATGATCATCAATTGTTTCAGGTGTTTGAATTACCTCATCTGAATCCTCAGAACATCAAACTTCTTGATCGTGGTCATGCTCCTGCGGCAAGAGAAAGATTCTTTGAGTTTGATCAAGAACTCTTTGACAAGTGTCCTAACGATGTTTCTCTTCTTGGATTCTTCCAGTCGGAAAGATACTTTGTAAACATTAAAGATAGTATCAAAGAGGACTTCACTTTCTTACCAGAGATTAGTGAACCTGTCGATGAGATGGCCAAAGAATTGAATCATCCAATCTCACTTCATATTCGTCGCACTGACTACTTGACCAACAGTGCCAATCATGCTAATCTGTCTATGGATTATTATAGACAGGCACTAGAACAGTTTGATGCCACTCGTCAGGTTATCATCTTCTCTGATGATCCTGAATGGTGTAAGCAGCAAGAAATGTTTTCGGATGATCGCTTTATGATTTCCGAATCTGGTGATAATGCAGTTGACCTTTGCCTGATGACAAAGTGCTCTGGGCATATCATTGCCAACTCTTCCTTCTCTTGGTGGGGTGCATGGCTTGCAGACTCTAAGAAAGTTATTGCACCTAGTATTTGGTTTGGCCCAAACAATGCTGACAAGACCACCCGCGATTTGATTCCTGAAAGATGGCATATTATCTGAGCGAAGAGAAGAATAAGTCTAAGTTTAAACTTGATGGTCTTCCTGAAATCTATTACATCAACCTTGATGATAAGGTTGAGCGTAAAGAATACATGGAAGGCCAGTTTAAATACTGGGGCATTACAAATTACACTAGGATTTCTGCACAAGATGGTAGGAATGATAGTCTTGCAGACACCCTAGTCGGTGAGTATCCCCCCAATGTAACTCATGGTGAGATTGGATGCCTGACTAGTCATCTGAAAGCATTAAAGCATTGGTTAGAGCACGGCACGGGAGATCATCTTCTGGTGATGGAAGATGATTGTGATCTTGAAACTGTAAAGCATTGGAAGTTTAAGTGGTCTGACTTTATGTCAATGGCTCCTTATGACTTTGATGTCCTGCAACTTGCAATTATTAATCCTGGTATTCTTGCAATTAGAATGCACAAGAGATTTGTAAATGATTTCTCCACTGCATGTTATCTTATTACTCGCCACCATGCCGAGAAGGTTGTACGTCTTCACTGCGAGGGAGATAAGTATCGTTTAGATCAGAAGATCAAACCAAGAGCCGTTGCTGATGATGCAATCTATAACAGTGGATTGACATTTGCTATTCCTCTCTTTCTTTATAAGATTGATATGGGATCTGATATTCATGCCGAACACATTGATATGTTCCATAGATCCAGTTATGAAGGTCTTTGGAAGTTCTGGAAAGAGACCGCTCCCATGATTGATGACTGGAAAGGTATGTTTGATTATGATCCTTTCTACGGACAACTTCCTCCAGAAATGCAAAGAGGCGAGGGCGGTTAACCGAAAGGCTTGACATAATCCCAAAGAGAATGTTAAAATAAATACATTCAAGTGATGAAACCTCAAATACTCGTTGAGTCACTGAATCAACGGAGTTTGTCGAAACTCCTTACATCCGCAGGTATTACTCTGCGAGAAACTATTGAGGTACAATTATGTTTAAATCCGCAATCGCAGCTGTTGCTGCTGCTCCTTTCCTTGCTTCGGCTGCATTTGCTGGCCCTTATGTTGAAAGCAAGACCACTGCTGCTGGCACTATCACCGATGGTGGTGATTTCCGTGGCGCTCAGACCGAAGTCCGTGCTGGTTATGAGCAAGCAGTTGGCACCGCTGGTGTGAAAGTTTATGGTGAAGTTGGCCCTGGTTATGAGTGGAACAACGGTGGCACCGATGAGTACGTGACCGTTGGTGAGATTGGTGTTGCTGCTCCTCTTGCTGATAAAGTGTCTCTGAAAGCCAAAGTGACTGGTGAGTATGGTGGTCGTTCTGAGGTGTTTGACCTGGGCGGTGAACTGAAAGTTCGTTACTCTTTCTGATAATCAGTTAGCAAACTGAAACATGGGGGTGCTTGACACCCCTTTCTTTTTGCTATATAATGTTGTAAATCTTTACAAAACCTTATGACTGTAACAACTAATGACCGTGGTCAACAAAACATGTGGGCCAAAGAACCTCAAATGGTTTACCAAGAGTACAATCGCAAAGGTCTTCTGACCCCTATGCAAACTACGGAAATGTATAATGGTCGTTGGGCAATGATGGGCATCATCTTTGGTGCTGTATCTTACCTCGCCACTGGCAAACTTTTCTTTGGCATCTTCTGACAGTAACTTGACAATGGCTGAAATCTGTTTTACAATAACATCCGTTGCCTTTTTTGTTTTATTGGCAGCATCCGTTGAAAAACTTTGCGAGACTTACTGATGACCGTTTACAGTGTTACCCTTCAATCCCCCGATGGAACCGAAACGACTATCGAATGCCCTAGTGACCAATATATTCTCGACGCTGCTGAAGAAGCTGGCGTTGATCTACCTTCCAGTTGCCGTGCTGGTGCTTGTTCTGCTTGCGCTGGAAAACTTCTCAGCGGCACGGTAGATAATGAAGAGCAATCTTTCCTTGATGATGAGCAAGTTGCTGAAGGTTGGGTGCTAACTTGTGTGGCATATCCTACCAGCGACTGTGTGATTCTGACTGAACAGGAAGAGAACCTGTGAGTTCTGATATGCTAGGCAGGTTCAACACTGCCCTTCAAGAACTCGTTGAGAGTGGTGCCTGGGATCGAGATGTAGAACTAGAAGTCAAAATCGCTGGCACTCTCAAGAATGATAAGTTTATCGTCATCAAACCTATCAAAGAAAAAATTAATTCTATTCCTAATCCTGAACTGAAACAAAAACATGACCCGAGTACCTGAAGTTACTTTCCACACACGTATCAAAGACATTAGTGTAGAAGGCCCCAACCCATATCGTTGGCAAGATGTAACCACTGCTGACTACTTTGCTGGTAAGCGTGTGGTTGTATTCTCGCTTCCTGGGGCATTTACTCCTACCTGTAGTAATTATCAACTCCCTGGATACGATACTCTTTATAGTGAGTTTGAAGAACTCGGTATTGATGAAGTATATTGTATTTCTGTGAATGATTCCTTTGTTATGAACGCTTGGTTTAAACAGCAAGGAGTTAAAAATGTCAAACCCATTCCTGACGGTAGCGGTGAGTTTACTTACGCTATGGGTATGTCTGTCACTAAAGCGAACCTAGGTTTCGGTTTCCGATCCTGGCGTTATGCCATGGTGGTTAATGATGGAGAGATCGAACAACTTTTCGAGGAGCCTGGTAAGGTGGGTAACTGCCCTGTCGATCCTTATGAAGTGAGTGATCCTGACACTGTACTTAATTATCTTAGAAACAACTATTCAAAGGAGAACTAAAATGAAATTCGGTTTTACCCCTGAGGCCGAGATCCTCAACGCTCGTCTGGCAATGATTGGATTCGTTGCTGGTGTCGGTGCTTATCTCACCACTGGACAACTCATTCCTGGTGTGTGGTGATCATGACTTGGGGGCTTGACTGCCCCCTTTTTTTGTGCTATTATACGTCACGACAACATTGAATTTTGAATGATTCTTGCTAGTCTGATGTGCGGAGTCGCAACCTTCTACGGAATGGGCGACGGATTTCATGGTCAACTTACTGCAAATGGAGAACGCTTCGATGCTTACCGTTGGACTGCTGCTCACCCTTACCTTCCTATGGGAACTAAAATTAGGGTTACAAACCAAGACAATGGTAAGCAAGTGATCGTAAGAATTAATGATCGCGGGCCTTATTCTCATGCAGATCTTGATCTGAGTTACGCTGCATTTGCTCATATCGAATCTACTCGAAGGGGTAATGCCACTGTCTGTTATCGTATAGTCTAAATAAAGTGCCCTCTCTTCTGGCACGATGACTGTAGACTTACACAATTTTTTCAGATTTTATAAACACGAAAATCCTCAGCACGTTAAAGCAGTGCAGTGGTTAGAAGATAACCTTCCTGCTGAGTATCTTGATGAAGACGCTGAATGGGTTAAGACTTTTAGAAAAGCAGTAGCAGGAGCTGCTGGCATTACAAATCCTCTCAAGGTTCCTTACTACCCTCAGACAGATAACTACACTAACGCTGAGCGTACTTGCAATTCTTCTTCTTGTGCAATGTGCCTAGCGTACTTCAAACCAGGCGCACTCCCCGCAGGGCCTAAAGGTGATGATGCTTATGTCAAGGAAGTCTTCAAGATTGGTGACACTACTGACCACGCCGTTCAGACGAAAGTTCTGGAGAAGTATGGCGTCAAGTCCCATTTTTCCTACAATCTTACCTTTGCTGATCTTGACAAACAGCTTGCTGCTGGTAAACCCGTTGTTATCGGTATTCTCCACCGTGGTCCTATTAGTGCTCCTCGTGGCGGTCACATGTGTGTAGTCATCGGTAAGAAGGGTGAAGATTACATCGTTAACGATCCTTATGGTGATCTGAACGATGGTTACTCTTCCGATGTACATAATGGTAAGGGTGCTGTTTATAAGAAGTCTGAACTGAAGGCACGTTGGTGTCCTGGTGGTAGTGATGGTTGGGGACGTATCTTTGACCAAGAACTCCCAAAGTAACTGGCGGTAGCAGTGTTCCTGCTGCTGCCGCTCCCACAGGTGAATCCAAGACTGATCCCAGTGAAGTTCCTGCTGCTGGACTTAAGTTGATTAAAGAATTTGAAGGTTGTAAACTGGAGGCCTATCCTGACCCTCTTTCAGGAGGGCCCCCAATCACAATCGGATGGGGGTCCACAAGAGATAAAAACGGAAACCCCTTCAAATTGGGAGACAAGATTAGTCAAAATGAGGCAGATTCCTTACTCGTGGACGAATGCCGTAAGCACTTTTTACCTTCGCTGCGTAAGATTCCATTTTGGGACGAAATGAGCGATGGACAACGAGGTGCCTTACTTTCTTTTGCTTATAATCTTGGCGCTGGTTTTTACGGCGGCTCAAATTTCAATACGATTACCAAGAGATTGAAGGAAAAAGATTGGGGTAATGTCCCTGATGCTCTCTTCCTTTATCGTAATCCTGGTAGTCATGTAGAAGCAGGTCTCGCAAGACGCCGTAAGGCTGAAGGCGAACTTTGGAAGTCTTAGATCTAAATAGTATGCACATTAATTTTTTAAAGAAAATGCTACCTAAGGTTTCCGAAGGAGCAGACCGCGAAGAAAAAAGAGAATGGTTAAGTGATCTTGTTAGAATTGTGATTCTGATTTGGTCTGCAGGCTTGCTCACTGCCTCATATGTGAGACTCCCTGGTGGTCAGAAAGTCATGGACTTTGATCCCACTTTCATCGCTTCTGTCTTCTCTGGATCCCTTGCAGGATTCGGTGTAGCTGTTGCTAGCAAAACTGCAATGAACAATGGTGGCAGCGCCTCTGCTCCTGCACTTGATTCTGCACCAGTTTATGCTAGACCAAAAGAAGAAGAGGAAAGAACGGAACCCGAAGTTCAACCAGTATGGACTGAACCAGAACCAACTCCAGAACCTACCGTTAATTTAGAGCAACGTGTAGAAGCTTTGGAAGCAAAGGTTGAAACTGGTGAAGAACCACCTTCTGAGGAAGGATTTGTTCAACCCAGAAGAGGAGATCTCTGATATACAATGATTCATTGATTTTGTTCTTTGAATCTACATAACAAGGTGCTTCGGTAACTTGGTGATAACTTAATTAAACATTATGTTTCGTTAAGAAAACCATCAATTATCGAAGCACTTTTATGGATTACGCTAGAAGGGCGCTAGCTGCGGCGTCTGCTCTGTTACTTGGAGCGCCAGCAGCATTAGCACATACCAACTCTTTAGGATATGTTGGTTCTGGTAATGGAACTGTTACTTTTTGGTATGGTTCTTGGCATCAAGGAACCACCTTTACAGAAGGTTCCATGACTCTACAAGGTGTTAATGGAACAACCTTTGCACCAACTACAGTTAACTGGACTTTACTTCAGAATACTGAACCAACTGGATTAATTCCTGGAACAAACTACTTCATGTCTGATGGAGTAAATCTCATTCCTTATGGAGATCCTGCAGCATTATACGGTTCTACGCAAAGTTATACTTGGCAGGGTGTAACATTTACTGGACTTGCTGCTGGAGATTATCAGTTTACATATAATCCAATTGCACAACCAACGATGGATTGGGATCCATCATCTCAGGTTATTCGTACTGGAACCGTTACTCTTTCGGCCGCGGCACTTTCTGGTGATGCAAACCAGAATGGTATTCTCGATATCTACGAGACTGGCGGCGCACCGACTCTGGTAAGTTCTGCTCTTACTTATAATGTGGTTGCCAGTGTTGCTGCTCCTACATTCACTTCAAATACTGTTGTCACTCATACGTCTTCGGAGAATGGTGGAGTACAAACAATCAATCGTGATTCTGCTACAACCGTTACTGCCACAACTGTAACAACAACAACTACAACACCAGTCACAACTGATACTTATAGTGACAACTCAACTGTTGTTACAAATGGAACACCAGTGGTTACTACAAGCAGCGCAAGTCAGTCTTCTACTTCGCACGATTATGCTAATTTTTCTGGCCGTGTAGATCAGTATGAAGTTCTAGAAAGTATTGGTGGTCTTGGTAGTGGATTACAAGGTCTTCTGAACCACGAACCAACTGAACCAACCACCGATAAGGTCAGAGTATTCAGTAAGAATTATTATGCTTGGTCTTCTGCTGATAATGGATACACTGCCAAGTCATTTATCTATGGCGGTGGATTAGAGATTGATCTCAAACCAACTTGGACTATTGGAGCACAATATAATAATGCGGACATTGATCTTGATGGTGTTGATAGTACTTCCTCATTGAACAAGAGTCACATTGGTGTCTTCAATATGTTCCGTGGTAAAACTCTTTCTTTATTAACAAACGGTGGACTTTCTCAAAACAAGTATAATGTTTCCAGAAATGTTCAAGGTGTATTTAATAATGAGAGTTCTACCACTGGACAAGAGTGGTGGGTGAATAACAGACTCTTCTGGCACGTTCACAAGAACATAACACCTTTTGTTGGATACACTGTTGGAAATACTCGTAGAGATGGCTTTACAGAGTCAGGTTCTATTCAGTCTGCAAGAAGTGTCGCAGCAGTAGATGAGACCTCACATGTTGGTGAGGCTGGTCTTAATCTTTCTCATCGTTTTGGTGGTAAGAAAAAGGATCTCTTTGGAGTCGGTGTAAAAGGTTCTTATGCGACTGATAACTCTGTTGAGGTTGCTGCTTCTGTTGATTATAAGGAGATGATTATTATTGAAGGAATTCATCAGATTTCTGATGGCGTATCAAACACTGCTGTGTCTGCCAACGTCAAGTTCAGATTTTGACACCAAATAAATAATCTGGTATAATGGAAGAGACCCGCTACCCAAAGTGGCGGGTCTTATATTATGAGATCGTGATTTGATTTTAGAGCCGAGGAAGGTGCCTGCTGAGAAGTTAGGTGTACCCCCCTTCTATTCGGATGTAGAGTTCAATTAAATTTAGTGCAAAATTTCTTTACTGTAGCCCTGCCTCTTCTGGCATCGGTTACAACCAACGTGGCAACGATGCCGATCTTTCCTCCTTTAACGACGCCACCCGCGCCGTTTTCTATTATCAAGGAGTTTGAAACGACAGCGACCAAAGAGGTTGCTCCTGAAAAACCAAAAGAAAAAAGGCTAATTTGTAAAGGGTGTACAGAACATGAAAATACCGCTCTGGAATATTTCCAAGAGAGAGGTATTACTGACAGAAACGCCCTTGCTACCATCATGGGTAACATCAAGCAAGAATCTATGTTCTTGCCTAACATTTGTGAAGGTGGTAGTAGAGTCAGTTATCATTCCTGCTACGGCGGTTACGGACTGATTCAATGGACATCTGCCAACAGATATTATGGATTGGGTGATTTTGCTAAGAAGTTTGGTGGTTCACCATCATCGCTTCACACGCAGCTTCGTTATCTGACAAATGAAGTTCAGTGGCAAGAGATTGAAGATCGAATGAAAGTTCCTGGTAAATCTATCAATCGTTACATGAACTATGCGTATAGTTGGATTGGTTGGGGCATTCATGGTGCTCGCACACATTATGCCCATGAGTATGCTAACCGACTGATCACGGTAGAAGTTTAATACAATAGAATAAAAATAAAGGGAGTGCTGCAGACCTCCCTTTTATTTTGCCCACAGGGCTTGACGCGAGGGGTAAATCGTACTATAATAAATAGGTAAACAAATGTTACGAACCTTAAAGAGTTTGTAATAATGTTAAACACCCGTTAACCGAGACCTATGGGTGTATAAATTACGTCTCTCATATCCCGCCTGAGGGTGGCGGGAGCATAGTATCACCACCATTTCCCTGATGGTCTTACTACTTGTACATTTCAATGGCTCAATCTACTCTTTCACGTCAACAATCACAATCGAATATTTGGGAACAGTTCTGCAACTGGGTAACTTCTACCGATAACCGTCTCTATGTTGGTTGGTTCGGGGTTCTGATGATTCCTTGCTTGCTTGCTGCAACCACTTGTTTCTTGGTTGCTTTCATCGCTGCTCCTCCTGTGGACATCGATGGTATCCGTGAACCCGTTGCTGGTTCACTCATGTACGGAAACAACATCATCTCTGGTGCTGTGATTCCTTCGTCCAATGCAATTGGACTGCACTTTTATCCCATCTGGGAAGCTGCTTCCCTAGATGAGTGGCTTTACAACGGTGGCCCTTTCCAACTGGTCGTCTTCCATTTCCTGATTGGTATCTATGCTTACATGGGTCGCGAGTGGGAACTCTCCTACCGTCTGGGTATGCGTCCTTGGATTTGTGTTGCTTACTCTGCTCCTGTTGCCGCTGCTTCTGCAGTTTTCCTTGTCTATCCTTTCGGTCAAGGTTCCTTCAGTGATGCAATGCCTCTCGGAATCTCGGGCACGTTCAACTACATGCTCGTCTTCCAAGCAGAACACAACATTCTCATGCATCCTTTCCATATGCTCGGCGTGGCTGGGGTATTTGGTGGCAGCCTCTTTAGTGCTATGCACGGAAGTCTGGTTACGTCTTCTTTGGTTCGTGAAACTACTGAAAACGAATCCCAGAACTACGGTTACAAGTTCGGACAAGAAGAAGAAACCTACAACATTGTAGCCGCTCACGGTTACTTTGGTCGTCTGATCTTCCAATACGCTTCGTTCAACAACTCTCGTTCGCTGCACTTCTTCCTTGCTGCATGGCCTGTAGTTGGTATCTGGTTCACTGCTCTTGGTGTTAGCACTATGGCATTCAACCTCAACGGTTTCAACTTCAACCAGTCCATCATCGACTCTCAGGGTCGTGTGCTCAACACCTGGGCAGATGTTCTGAACCGTGCTGGTCTCGGAATGGAGGTAATGCACGAGCGCAACGCTCACAACTTCCCTCTTGACCTTGCTACTGCTGAGTCCACCCCCGTGGCACTCACCGCACCTGCTATCGGTTGACAAACTGAGGTTTATGACCTATAATACGGAGACCTCCTGATGGGAGGTCTCTTTTTTTATTTGATTCATGCCTGCTCTCGACAATCTGAAAACACGTCTTAAAGAATATGATATGTCTCAGTATGTTTATGATCCTCTTTTAGATCCTTTTGAGAATCGTGGACTGTTTCTTGCAAGTCGTATTGCACAAATGATTGGTGAATATATTGAGGAAGTTATTCCTGAGTGGGATCCAGACCCTGAAGCAAAACATCTTGGGAAAGGATGTAAGACTGATTGGGAAAACTCTAAAATTGTGGTAGAACAGAAGAAGAATACTGGAACTGATAATTCTTCTTCTAAAAAAGCTAACAATATTAAATTAAAAGAATCTGCTGCAGAAAAGAATAAGATTCCTATTTATGCATACTGGGAAGATCGAAAGAAGAATGATTATATGAAGGATGATATTCGTCATCTCCATGGTATTGCTATCTTTAAATACCTTGGCGTTGAGAATAAGTGGGAAGACTTTCTTTCTCATGTAAATGATGTTAAAATTTTGATCAGAGACGAACTGAAGAATAAGTATAATGAATACTACAAATCCTCTCTCATCTCTACTGTTTGAGGAACTTGATTGTAGAGATGCTAATGTAAAAGATTTTGTAGTCAAACCGACCACTATTCAATACGTTAGAGACTTTGTTGAAACTTGGCATTATTCTTCTAATGTCAATGGTCTTAGAATCTCTAATGTTTTTGGTTTATTTTACAATGACAATCTTATTGGTGCTATGATCTACGGCCCTTTAGGAATGGCTAATACTTGGAAAAAATATGCAGATTCTGAGAATAAAGTTGTAGAATTACGTCGTCTTTGCTGCATTGATAATACTCCCAGAAACACTGAGAGTTATTTTATTGGAAAAACTTTGAGGTGGTTAAAGAAAAACACATCATACAAGGTTGTTGTATCTTACGCAGACACGTTTCATAATCACCAGGGTACAATCTACAAGGCATCCAACTTTGAACATTGTGGCATGACTGCCAAGGGCCGTGTTATTGATTATGATGGTAAAATTTATCACGATAAATGTATCCGAACTTATCATGTAGATAGGCATGGCAATAAAAACTTAAAGCCATTTGCACAAAGAGTGAAAGATGCCCTAGAGAGTGGTGATGCAAAGTATGTAGAAACTCCTGGCAAACACATTTATGTTTATAGACTTAACTGGGATTGACTTTAACATTAAGATATGTTAAGATAAATATGAGAAATAACAAAGGAGGATATGACTTCTTCTACTCTTACACAAACTTCACAAAGAGGATGGTTCGATGTCCTTGACGACTGGCTTAAGAGAGATCGTTTCGTTTTTGTTGGTTGGTCTGGATTACTTCTTTTTCCCACAGCTTATCTTGCTCTTGGTGGTTGGCTTACTGGGACAACTTTCGTTACGAGTTGGTACACTCATGGCCTTGCATCCAGTTATCTTGAGGGTGCAAACTTTCTTACTGCGGCAGTTAGTACGCCAGCAGATTCTATGGGTCATTCTCTTCTTCTTCTCTGGGGCCCTGAGGCTCAGGGAGATATCGTCCGCTGGTTCCAACTTGGGGGACTCTGGACTTTTGTGGCGCTCCACGGAGCCTTCTCTCTTATAGGTTTCATGTTGCGTCAGTTTGAGATTGCTAGATTGGTCGGAATCCGTCCTTATAACGCAATCGCATTTTCTGGTCCCATTGCAGTATTCGTTTCTGTATTCCTGATGTATCCACTGGGACAATCCAGTTGGTTCTTTGCTCCTTCATTTGGAGTTGCCGCTATCTTCAGGTTCCTTCTGTTCCTTCAGGGTTTCCACAACTGGACTCTCAACCCCTTTCATATGATGGGAGTTGCTGGTATACTGGGTGGAGCACTGCTCTGTGCCATTCATGGTGCTACCGTTGAGAATACTCTATATGAAGATAGTGAACAATCGAATACTTTTAAAGCGTTTGAACCGACTCAAGAGGAAGAGACATATTCTATGGTTACGGCTAACAGATTCTGGTCTCAGATCTTTGGTATTGCTTTTAGTAATAAACGTTGGTTGCATTTCTTTATGCTTTTTGTTCCAGTTATGGGCCTCTGGACTTCCTCTATTGGCATCATCGGTCTTGCTCTTAACCTTCGTGCGTACGACTTTGTATCTCAGGAGATTAGAGCGGCAGAAGATCCGGAGTTTGAAACGTTCTATACAAAGAACATCCTCCTTAATGAGGGACTTCGAGCGTGGATGGCGCCGGTAGATCAACCTCATGAGAACTTTGTATTTCCAGAAGAAGTTCTTCCTAGAGGAAATGCTCTCTAAGGATACGCCTGATAAGTTGAGGGAAATTATTCGAGATACTTTCCCCAACTTATATCGTCCTCCAAAGGACTGGAAGCCTCCTTCTGAGGTTGACAAGAGAAAGAAAACAAAATATAATTAGAGGGGTAACACCCTCTTTTTTTATGGAAATACTCCCTATTTTTCCTACCCTTATTTTTAAAACAAATATTCCAATTCCTGATGGTATGGATAAGTGGTGCGAAAAATATTCTACAGTGAACAAGAGTGTTCAATTTTCGAATCGTGGAGGGTATCACTCTCCAATGAACATATTGGATAATAAAGAATTTAGGGATAAATTTTTTACTCCTTTCATAACAACTCTTAGTGAAGAATCTATTCTTCCAACATTTAGAACGAATGCCGTGTGGTTTATTGTCAATCGTCAAGGAAACTATAATCATCCACATAGACATCCCAATTGCGATTACACTTTTGTTTGGTATGTAAAGTGTTCTGATAATACTTCTCCAATTACTTTTGAGAATCCTCAACAGTTCTCAAGGTTTAATCATTTTGTAATGATGAATCAGCAGCTGCGGGAAGACTATAATTATGCTGGAACGTATTATTGGAATCCTATTCCTGGAGATGTTTTAATGTTCCCTTCGGATCTTTCTCATTATGTTGAAGCAAGTTTCTCTAGAGAAACAAGAATCGTTGTGTCTGGCAATATAGTTTTCGAACAAGAAAACAAATAAACGTAAAAAAATTTCCGGAGATTTTTACCCCCCTAAGGGTTTCGATAAATAGAAGGAGAATCCATGGGCGATTGATATAGGAGTATAAATGGCAACTCCCATCCGAATTAAACGATCATCTGTACCGGGCAAAGCACCAACAGTAGATCAGTTACAGGCAGGTGAATTAGCCGTCAACTTTTATGACGGTAAAGTTTATATCAAACAAGACACTGGTAATGCCGGAATTACCACTCGTGTCGTACAAGTTGGTGTTGCCGCTTCTACTGGTAAGACTATCTTTGTTACCAAAGAAGGTAACGACCAAAACACTGGATTGAGTGAAGGAGATGCTTTTGCATCTATTCAGAAGGCTCTTTCAATCGTCAAGAGTGATGAGATTATTAAGGTAGGTGCAGGGGAGTATTACGAAACCTGCCCAATGACCATCCCCAAAAATGTATCTCTTCAGGGCGATGGTATTCGTGCTACAACAATCCTACCAACAGACGCAACTAGAACACAAAATATTTTTTACGTCGATAATGGTGTAACCTTATCCGACTTTACTGTTAAGAATGGATTGTATGATTCCAGTGCTGATACTGGATATGTTTTCCAATACAATCCAGCTGGCATTGCTATTACAACCAGATCTCCATACCTGCAGAACATTACTGTTCTGAATAGAGGTAGTCTTGTTGCTGCTCAAGATCCTTATGGATTTGATTCTCCCGATAACCCACCTGTAACATATCTTGCTGGTAGAGGTGCAAGATTTGATGGTCGATATGTGAACGGGCCTAACAGTCTTGAAGCGGGAGTCCTGTTTAATGAGGTTACATTCTTTACTCCAAATAGTAATGGTCTGATCTTAACTAATGGTGCAAGAGCAGAGTATCTGAACTCTTTCCATTACTTTGCATCTGATGCTATTACTGGTGTTGCGGGAACAGTTGGTGTCGGTGCAACTGGAACAGTCAGACTTAAGATTACCGGAGAGTCTGGAAGTGTAGGTGCTGGTGATACTCTTGTTGTATATAATCCTCTTGGTGTTGGCATTGCCACTGCTACAATTGTTTCTAATGATGGAACATATGTAAGACTCCGTGGTCATAATGTAGGGGCTGGAAATACTCAGGGTGTTGGACTCGGCACATTCTCAGTTCTTGCCGATAGATCTGCCAAGACGGTTACAGTTGTTGGAACAACAACGATCACTCAGTATGATAAGGTCTTTGGTACAGGATCTCTTGCTTTTGATGGTGCAGATGCAAATGCTGTGGTTCTTTCCAGTTCTTCTGGATTTGGATTTGGAACAACAGATTTCTGTGTTGAAGGATGGTTTAAACTTACTGGATTAGCAAGCACAGAATCTTTCATCTATGATGGAAGAACTGCTAATGGAAACACGGCTGGATCTCTTTCCATTGGCAACACTGGTATCATTCAATATAATGTTGGCGTAAGTAGTATTATCGTTGGTGTTAATACTATTCTTACGAATCAATGGTATAACTTTGCAGTAAATAGAAAGAATAATAGCACTGTTCTTTACCTTAATGGTATTGGAGTTGGAACCGCTGCAGATACTAACGATTATGGTAGCAGCAGACCTCTTACTATTGGTGCAAAGAACACTCAAAACTTTGCAATTCAAGGTTACATCGATGATCTTGAAGTTAGTAATGTTTCTAGACATTCTACTGGATTTACGACTTCATCTTCGGCTGCAACTGGAGATTCTGCAACTGTATATCTGAGTCACTTTGATGGTGCTGATGGATCTACAACTATCACTGAAGATGTAGTAGTATATCAAGATATTAGAACTGTATCTGGTCTTGGTACTGCAACTAAGATTACTCTTGCTGATTATAAAGAATTTGGTGCTGACCTTCGCTCTGTTGGTTGTGCGATTGAGTATGGTACAAGAGGCGTTGTTGGTGATGGTAAAGGTGTTTCGCTGCGACTCTTCGCACTTAACTTTAACCATGTAGGAACTGGTAAAGACTTTAGCAATGATCCTACTGAAGTTATTCAATCGAACGAAGTTACTGAGATTAATGGAGCAGAAGTCTCTTATGTAAGCATTGACCAGGGCGGTAATTTTAGAGTTGGTGAACTGTTCTTTGTCGATCAGGAATCTGGTAGTGTAAGTTTTGCTGCCACGGCTTTTGATCTCAGTTCTGTTAATGATCTTACAGTTACTGGCGGTATCGTTGCTAACAATGCTACTCTCGGAAACGTAGTTATTTCCGATAACACAATTGAAACCACTGGTGGAGATCTGACTCTTGATCCTGGTGGTGCAAACGAAGTTATCATTCAAGGTAACCTGAACGTAGTTGGTGTTCTGACTGCAACGGGTATTCAACTTGATAGTTTCTCAAAAGGTAATACTTCAGTCGCTCTGTTTGATACTGGAGTTGGTAGCGGTCAGATTGAATTCTTCACTGACGGCACCAAGGCAATGCTCATTGATGCTGGCCAGAGGGTCGGTATTAATAGTGCATCTCCAACTTCGGCTCTGTCTGTTGGTGGTGATGCTGTTGTTTCTGGCGCACTGACAGTTGGTAGAATTAGAATTGATGGAACACTTGGCGTAGGTGGTACATCTGACTTTGAAGATGTTGTTGTTGGTACACACTTCGTAGTTGCTGGTGTTAACACTATTAATGCTGGTGGTCTGATCGTAACTGGTGTTGTTACATCATCCCTCTTCGTTGGATCTGGTGCTGGTCTGACTGGTATTAACCCCTCTCCTGTTGGTGATAATACCCAGTTACAATTTAACAACCAAGGATTTGCTGGTGCATCTGAGTTCCTTGTCTATGATGCTGCCACTGGAGCCACTGGTATTGGTAGCACACAACCAAATGGTGATGGTGGAGTAGATGGTGAGGATGTAAGAGTTGATGTTCTTGGTATTGTTCGTGCCTCAAGATTTGTCGATCGCGATGGTAACGATGTTGGCGGACTTTACAAGTTACTGAACTCTAACGTTGGCCTTGGAACTTCTGCTGCAGGATCTGGAAACTTAGTTGTTGTAAGTAAGTATCTTATTGATACAACTAATGGGCCATGCACTGTATATCTCCCTCAATCTGGTCTACAAACCGGACACTGGATTGAGATCTTAGATCAAGGAAGTTCTTGGAACATAAATAATGTAACGGTGTATTCTGGTATTGGATCACAATTCCAAAACCAACTCTTAAACATATCTGATGGTCCTTTATACCTAGACGCTCCTGCACAGGTTAAACTGATTTGGAGCGGTTCATTATGGAAAGTCTTTGCAAATCCAGTAGGAATTTAAGATGTCGCTTAGTCTAAGTAATCTATCTGGTAGCATCGCTAACTCAGCGAACTACTTTATCTACGCTCTCCGTAGAGATTCGGATGATATGCTTTATTTGACTAAGATCAATACAGCTTCAAATGAAACTGCTATTGATTTGCATAGAACAGATGGAACCCAAATTCCTGGAGTTACTGAGGGTGTAGATTACGTTGAAGAAACAACCGCTGAAAAGCAATCTCTCAATAACCCAGCAGATAAATATCAACAGATACGTTTCGATTCGCGCAACTTGAATTATTTTATTGATAGTGATGGTTATTTTGTCCTGAAAATTGGCGGGACATATGACTATGATAGCGTTGGACCAAAATAAAAACGACGGAGAACAATGGCTGAATTTCGTTTAGGGCGTTTAAAATTTAATTGGACAGGGAACTGGACTCCCTCGACGGCGTATGTCATCGACGACATTATGCGCTTTGGTCCTAACAACTATGTTTGTATTACCAATCACACCTCTACGGGTATTGGTACTACTGCATGGGCATCGACCGACTCTGCCTATTGGCAACTTCATGTAGAGGGTTTTACCTTTAAGGGAGCCTTTAGTACTGTCACAAACTATGTTGTCAATGATATTGTAAAACTTGGCGGTAATCAGTATATCTGTACCTCCAACCATGTATCCGTTGCTGACACATCTAACTGGGCGTCTCAGAACCAAGCACAGTATTGGTCAACCTATAACGAAAATGTCACTCCTGTTGATGAGTGGACAGTAAATACTTATTATAATGTAAACCAATTAGTTAGCATTGGAGGCAACGTTTATCGTTGTAACCAAGCTCATGCTGGTGCTGCAACAACTACAGCGTGGTATTCTACTGATTTATCAAAGTGGACAAGATTTGTTCCCGGCATTGATCATGTTGGTGCTTATACTACGTCAGTACAGTATGGCCCCAATGATGTAATTAAAATCGGGCCTAAGCAGTATAGAGTTGTAACTCCATTTAATGCTAGTGGATCTCTGACTGGTGAGTACTCAAATCTCTCTGTTCTCACGGATGGTGTCGAAAGTCGTGGAGGATGGATTGCTACTGGGATTTATTATCCTGGCGATTTAGTTGAGTTTAATGGTAATGCTTATGTTGCAATCGCCCAAAACGATAATAAGCAACCAAATCTTAATACTAGCGATAGTTTCTGGAATGTTCTTGCTGTAGGTCTCGGAACTACGGCTGCAGTAGGAACTTACAGCAGCACGACTGTTTATAATCAGTCTGATCTAGTTACCCTTGGTGGTAATACTTACCGAGTTATTTCTCCTCAGGTTAGTGGTATTAATCCAATTGGAGTTGGTAGCGCACAAAACTGGCAACTCGTAGTTAAGGGTCTTAACTTCGCTGGAACTTGGGCAACTGCAACCACATATGAACTCAACGACATTGTTGAGTATGCATCGTCTGCTTATGTTTCGGTAGCGTCCTCTAACATGAGTACGATTCCTGGAACTGATGCTTCGAAGTGGGCTGCATTTGCTATTGGTGATAGCACTGCTCTTCTTACAACCAGAGGTGATCTTCTTTATAGAAATGCCTCTGCTCCTGCAAGACTGGGTATTGGATCTCTTGGTACTGTTCTTACATCTGACGGAACCGACGTATTCTGGGATTATTCTGGTGTTCAAACCAAGGTTCTGTATGTAGATTCTATTTCGGGCAGTGATGCTGAAACTGGTACATCTGCTGCTACTGCATTTAAAACTCTTGGAGTTGCTCTGACTAGTGCCACTGGCCCTCAGGGAATTACGAATATTGTTCACACCGGAGCAACAGGTTTTGCTACCATCACTGTTCCTAATCACGGAATTCTTTTCAATGGATCGAGAGTCAGACTTGATAATGTTGCATTCTCTACCGCAACGTTAGTTAACCAAGTTGGATTCTCCAGCAATATTTTCCCTGCAGTTAATGGTCAACAACTTGGCGGAAGAAGTGGCCAAGGTGGTGGTGGATCTTTCTTTGATGTTATTAGTATTGTTGGCGTCAATACTATTGTTGTTAATATTGGTACTGCTGTTACCGACCTTGCATATGTTCAGGGTGGAACTGTTACTGATGTATCTCCTGTTATTTTCAAACTGTCTGCTGGAGACTTCTTCGAGCAACTTCCTATTAGATTGAATCCCAACGTATCTGTTGTTGGTGATTCTCTGAGAGGAACCACTATTCTTCCTGCGGCTGGACTCTCGACTGACGGTGTTACTCCTAACAGCCGTAAGCAAATGTTCCAATTGTCTGACGGATGTGTTCTTCAAGGACTTTCTCTGAAGGGCATGACTGGATTTACCTATAATACAAATGCTCCTTTTGATATTGGACAAACAAACATTCGTGTTGGAACTGGAACCACCGCATGTGGTATCTTCTGTGCTCTGAATCCCGATTCTCCTATTCTGAGAAAGTCTCCTTATCTTAAGGATTGTACCACTTTTTCTCATGGTGGTGTAGGTGTGTTCATTGATGGTGGTATTCATACCACTGGAAACAAGTCGATGGTATTCGACTCCTTTACTATGATCAACAGTGATGGTGCAGGATACATTCTTGATAAGGATGCTCGTGCTGAGATCGTTTCCTGCTTCACCTACTACTGCTCTTGGGGATACTTTGCTGGTGAAGGTGCAAGAGTTCGTTCGGTTGGTGGTAACAACTCCTACGGTGATTACGGTGTAATTGCTTCTGGATTCTCCACTTCCGAAACTCCAAGAACCGCTGCTGTTTATGGCGATAGACTTGAGACAATCACTGGTACTGTGGTTAACGGCCCTCTGGCTGTTGGTCTTGCAATGACTGGTGCCACCTCTGGTGCTCGCGCCACACTGATCAACGATCAAACTGCTGGTGATTATATCATCTTCAAGTATAACGCTGGATATGGTGATCCTTCCATCGGTATCGGAACCACATCTTTTATTCCTGGCGAAACAATTAACATCGCTGGTGGTAGAAGTGTTGGTGTTGTCTCCGCTACTGGATCTGTTGGTGGACAAAAAGGTGTTCTGATTGAAGTTTCTGGACTCTCCACAACTCCTAGAGTTGGAGATAACGTGGCCTTCACCACAACTACAGTTCAGTCTGGTGTCAGCACTGATAATAACTACTACATTATTGCTGCTGTTACTGGATTTACAACAGCAACTGGACGTGCTACACTGAGTATTGCTCCTGAGAAGACACTCAGAACAATTGATGACGGAACTAGCACTTCTCTCATTCAAATGAGAACCAACTTCTCGCAGATGCGTCTCACAGGACACGACTTCTTGAGTGTTGGTACTGGTAACTCTGTTACAACTAATTATCCAAACGTTAATGAGGATACAGTTCAGCAGGGTAATGAGACAAATGTAAGACTTGGTGGTAAAGTGTTCTTCGTATCCACTGACCAAGGTGGTAACTTCCGAGTTGGTGACTTCTTCTCGGTTGACCAGTTGACTGGTAGAGCAACCCTGGACGCTTCCGCGTTCAACCTGTCTGGTCTGACTGAACTGAGACTGGGTGCTATCGGTGGTCAGATTGGTGAATCGATTAACGAATTCTCCTCTGACGGAACTCTGTCTGGTAACTCTAACCAGGCTGTACCTACCGAGCAAGCAGTTAAGACCTACGTCGATACTCTCGCTGCCGGACTTAACTCCACTCTGGTTGCTAGATCTGGAAGCACAATGACTGGATCCTTGACTCTCTATGCTGATCCCGGCCCTGGATATGGTGCTAGCATGTATGCTGCAACACGTCACTACGTTGACGATCAAGTCGGCCCCTCTCAGTATTTCTCTGGATCTATTTGATTCTGGACTTATTGTCTTTACAAAACCCCCCTCTGGGGGGTATTATTATAAATAACAATAACTGCACAAACGCAAGGAAAGATTAGAAAATGGCTGGTGCTAACTATAATAAGTTGAACATTACATCAGCGACGGATCAAACTTTGGTTCCCGCGATGGCATCGAATACTTATTCCGTCGTTACTGTTTCGATGGTAAATAGATCTTCGACTCAGTGTAAAGTCAGAATTGCTCTTACTAACACTGCAGGATCTCCTGCTGCTGGTGAGTATCTTGAGTATGATGCTCTTTTAAACACTGGTGGTGTTCTTGAAAGAACTGGCATTGTTGTTGCTTCTGGCAAGTCAATCACTGTTTCGGCAACTGCAGTTACGGGATCTCTTACTGTTTCAGCAGTAGCATACGGAATCGAGGGGGTATCGTAATATGCCTATTCATTACATTGTTGACGCCAATTGTTGTCAACCACATGGAGTTTCTTGCTGTTGGATTGTTCCTGATGGTGTAAGACACGTCACCTTTGAGATTTGGGGTGGCGGCGGTGGCGGCGGTAACGGTGGAACTAACTGTAACTGCTGTCAATATGGAGGCCCAGGACTCGGTGGCGCTTACGCAAGAAAATCCATTAACGTAACCCCTGGTGATTATTATTATGTTTGTGCTGGTGCCGGTGGTATGTCCAAGAATGATAGTGAAATATCTGGTTCACCTCTTAATCTTTGCTGCAATGGAATCAGTGGTGGCAACAGTTATGTAATTGGTGTCGGTCTGACCAACTTCTGTGCAGAAGGTGGTTGTGGTGGAAGAAGTGACTTTGGTATTAACTGCTATTCTTATTGTGGTTGCAACTTCTTCTCTAGTGGAACACCTGGAATCAGTGCTACTGCTTATGGTTATGACTACCATTCCCATAGTACCAGTGCTACTGCTTTCCTTTATGGAGATACTGGAAACCCATACACTAACAAAGCCTTTGGTGGGCCTGCAGGTGGCCTTCAAGGCGGCGGAGCAGGATTTAATCACTCTGGATACTATAACTGCTGGGGTGGTGTTATGGGTGATAACAGTTGGGGTAAATATGTTGGTCCTGTTGAACCTATGATGCACGGCAGAATTCCTGGCGGCGGAGGAGCAGGACAACACTTCCAGTCTGGTTGCAACTGCAACGTAGGTAGAAGTGGAATCGGTGGCCCTGGCATGGTTAAAATTACATACTGAGAACGACAATGGCAGACTATAAAGTATTAGTAAATACGACTACTGGTAGGATCGGTCCTTATCCTATTGTCGAAGTAGGCACTGAACCTCCAGTTCCTAGTGGTTATCAGTATGTAACTCTTGAAGAAGGAACACCAGTGTACGATGTTCTTCTGGCAATTGAAGGAAGACCTCACTTTGATATTGACATCTGGAAATCCACATATAATTTTGAATCTCAGGAATGGGATTATGCGATTAAAGAATGTGAGATTACTTGGAATGATGTAATTACTAATAGAAATGCTCTATTAGATCAAAGTGATTATAGTTATGCCACTGCAATCGTTCATGAAGTTGATTATGCACAAAAAATGTGGAAAGATTACAGAGCTCATCTGAGAATCTTGTTTGATAATGTTGATTTTGAGAAAGACAATCCTTGCGAGTTTGAGTTCCCTGAGGGCCCATTTGAAATTGAAGCAATGTCAGAATATATTCAGGCTGGAAATGCCAACATGAAAGTTATCGCTGATTCTAAAGTGAGAAGAGGTGATGTCTGGTATACTGAAATGTATCAGCGTCTTGGTATTAGCACAACAGGAGTATAGTAAACAATGGGAAGACATTCAACAAAAGGATACGACTGTAATCTAGCATGTACCGGAGTTTTCTGGTTAACTCCTCACGACAGTGATAGAGCTACCACGCAAGGTCTTGGTAACGTAACGAGATGCTGTCTCTGGACAGTTCCTGATGGAGTTTACTGCGCTACCTTTGAAGTCTGGGGTGGCGGAGGCCAAGGAAATAACAAGTGCTGTTGTTCTTGCTATCCTGGTGTCGCTGGTGCTCCTGGTGGATATGCATCTAAGACAATTAAAGTTCAACCTGGTTGGCAGTATACTCTCTGTGCTGGCGGCGGCGGTTGGGATGCTTGTTGGAATGCTAACCAAATCGGTGCTTGTCAGTGTAGAGGTTGTGGATCCTTTGTCAAAGGATGCAACATAGGATATGATTGTAACAACCAACGAGGCGAAGCTGATTGTACTGGTGGAAAACTTTATGCTGACGGTGGACTCGGCGGTGGTTGGTGTAATGATTGCGCTAGTTTTGGATCATGTACTGGTGGTTGGTTTAGAAGTGCTGAGAAGTGCGGCTGTGCTCATGGCGGTGATATTAATTTAAATGGTGGTTGGATAAGTAATTTTACTTGCTTTGAGAACTGTATCATTAGTGCTGGTTGGGGAGCTCCCATGGGAGGCCCTGATAACTGGGGAGGTAGAGTTTGCTGCTGTTATCAGTGTGGACAAGGACGTGGTGCAGGTGATGGATCCTGCGGATGCTGTGGGTCTTTCCCTGGTGGCGGTGGAAGTGTTAACCCCATGGCGGGTGACAGTCATTGTGATGGTTGTGCTTGCTCTGGCAGGGGCGGCAACGGTTTGATTAGAATTACATACTGAGGAGAAAAATGGCAACAACAAAGTATTGGGCACTAGTTTACAGACAAACTCACCTTGACGAGGGTTATTTCTATCGTAAGGTTGCCAACGTTGTTCCTACCTCAGAAAAGTGGGAAGCAGATCAACTGGCAACATGGATCGAAGTCACTGGAGATTTAAAAACATCCATGACTGATTCATCCGATACTAGAATCGTCGATGATCAGAGAACTAGATACGATTTTGTATCTAAAACTTGGAATGCAGTTTTTGTTAAACCAAAAGTTGCAGAACTTACTCCTAACGATCCTCAACAACATGCATTTGAAAATGCTCTTTCTGCAAAAGAAAGACTTCTAAAGGAAGCGGCGATTCGTAAAAAAGTAAGGGACATTACTCCTGGATTTTCCGAAGCTATTGATGCATATGTTGAAGAACTAAATAATCTTGAGATCGTAAAAGGTCAAGTTTCTGATATTGTTTGGCCTATTCAACCATGGTCAACTTCGAACACTCCAAATCACGAAGCAAAACTTGCTGGTGATTCTGGAGTATACTCGAAACATTATGCACAAACTGAATTTGCTCCTGGTGTAACACCTAGATTTAGCTCAGAGGGATACGTTAATGGCTAGAAATTTATATTCTGCTTCCACTTATCAAGACGCTTGTGGTAGGTGTATTGATGACAACGATAAGACAGGTTGTCAGATTCGGTGTGTCCGTATGGTTGACTTCTGCGAAGCAGGAAGTTATACCTGGACTGTTCCTACTGGTGTAAGTAGAATGGTCATCGAAGCCTGGGGTGGCGGCGGTGGTGGATCTGCTCGTTGCTGCTGTGATTGCTATCACCATGGTCACGGTGGATCTGGTGGTGGTTATAGTGCCGTTTGTATTTCTACTACTGCTGGGTGTCAGTACACTGTTTGTGTGGGACGTGGTGGTAATGAAGACGTAACTGGTAAGTTAGGTCGCCACTGGTGCTGCTGGGGTAAAGACGGCGAAACTTCTTATGTAACTGGATATAATCTTTCTTCTTTCTGTGCTACCGGTGGCGGTGGTGCAGACATGGCTGGAAACGGTTGTTATGGTCACTGCGGTTGCCACTCCAATCAACCTGGATGTGGATCTGGCGGAACCATTTATGGAAATGGTGCAGTCGGTGGACAAACTGGATACTCTGATGCTCAATATTATTCGATTGGTTGGGCTGGTGGAGCAGCATTTACTGCTGGTACAAAGTGGTTTTCTCATGAGCACTGCTGCCAGTGTCGCCCTGGTGACCCTGGTCACCTTCCTGGCGGCGGTGGCGATGGCCCCCGCAACTACAACTGTTGCTGCTATCAGGCTGGTAACGGTGGTACTGGTCTTGTCCGCATTAGATTTGAATAAGGAGAACAATGGCAAAGTTTGGTTTAATGCTTCAGGAAGCGAACGGTTATTGTTTTAACACCTGGGCTTATAGAGAAAACGAAGAACCACCTGCAGAGGCAATTCCTGAAGGTGTAAGATTCGTTTGGATCACTGATGAGCATCCTCAGTGGGAACAAGCATATAGAATTTGTGTCGATGATGACACAGAAGGTGAATCACCTTGGGCAGAATACCTGGGCCCTAGTACAAATGGTGGCCCAAAGTATGACTTTGCCACTGGTACTTTTACGTTCCCTAAAATTAATAGAACTGAAACTCTTTTAGAAGAGTGCCGTAGAATTCGCGATGAACAACTTGATGCCAGTGATTATTTCATGCTTCTCGATGATGTTCCTGAGACCATGATGAATGCAGTAATTGCATGGAGACAAGAACTCAGAGAAATGCCTGGTAAAGTTGAGAGTGGTGAGTGGACTCACAGTAGAGATATTATTTTCTCTACTCCCCCAACTGGTCTATTCAATCACGTAAAACTCTGATTAAATAGAACCAAAGAAGAATGCAACAGCCGCACTCTCTGCAGCCTCGTTTTTAACGTACTGCACAGAGGCGGCTCTTTGAGTATCTGCTGCTCCTGTACGAACGTCTGGTGTATCAGCAGTTAATCTGACTGCTTGATTGAATGTAGCAACA